GTCCTACCTTTCAGACCCCCAGGGCGGACCCAGAGCCTGGAGCGCCCTGTATATGTGCAACCCGGTGGTAGAGGGCGGCAATATGGTCCAGCGGAGCTGGTGGCGGTACTACGACCCCAAGGAGATTACGGACTTCGGCACCGAGTGCATCAGCGTGGATGCAGCCTTTAAGGACGGAGACGACAACGACTATGTGGCCATCCAGGTATGGGGGAAACACGGGGAGGACTATTACCTCCGGTACCGGTGCAAGGCCCACCTGAACTTCACGGCAACGGTGGCGAAAATCAGGCAAGTTCGGGGGTATTTCCCGGGCGTGAGCTTTGTCTACATTGAGGACAAGGCCAACGGCAGTGCCATTATCCAAACCCTCCAGCGGGAGATGCCAGGTGTGGTGGCGGTAAACCCCATGGGCGGCAAGGTGGCACGGGTGAACGCTGTATCTCCGGCCATTGAGACCGGGCATGTGTACCTCCCAAGTGGCGACATGGGCATGGAGGAGTACCTGAAGGAGTGGAGTGAGTTCCCGGCGGGGAAGCACGACGATGAGGTGGACGCTACCACCCAGGCCCTATCCAGGCTGCTGTATGCCTACGGCGGGACCAGGGTGATAGAGCGAAGCGAGCAGGAAGATTACATGGAGCAGGAGAAGAACGCCTTTTTGTCGGCGGCCTGCTATGACCCCTACGGGGAGAACGAACGCCAGATGGCGTACAGGGAGGACCTATGGAGCTTTTGATCGGTATGGCGGGAATGGTGCTGATCCTTTCCGTGTTTGGCCTGGGCGTATGCCTGGGGGCGATGCTTCGGGGACGGGACCATGGACACCCGGAGCCGCCGAAGACCTATGTGGATGGGCGGAGCACGGAGGAGATAGAGAAGGAGCGGAAGCGGCTCATTGCGGAGCAGGAGGCCTTCCGGCAGCAGATGGAGTACAACGCTGAGATGGCCTATGGGATGAGCGGGAATGAGGAGATGTATAAGTGAGGCTTTTGAGCGTTGCTCCCCTCATCCGCCCTTCGGGTACCTTCTCCCGAGGGGCGAAGGTTGTCGCCTGCGGGCGGGACGGGAAACGGATTCTCACGCCAGTGTGCGCACTGGCTCAGAATGACAAGGAATTGCACATGAACCACGAAGAGGGGTGAGTGAGATTTGAACGGGAAATGCAAAGAGCAGCGGACCAGAGCGTTCCAGCTCTATGAGGAGGGGCGGCGGTACAACAACAGCCTGACTCCCAACTACTACACCATGGTAGACACCAACACGGAGTTCTTTGCCGGGAACCAGTGGGTGCATCTGCCCCAGACACCGGCCATGGCCAGGCTGCCAAAGCCCACATTCAATATCATCAAGCGGGTGACCAACGTACTGGTCTCCCAGGTGACCAGCGGGGGCCTGAGCGTGAACCTGGAGCCACTTTCCTATTATGACGGCGGAGCCGGAGACCCAAGCGGTGGCAGCACCACAGAGTTTGCCCAGGCAGAGGTCAACAACCTCTTAGAGAAGCTGAAGCTGGAGTACCGCATCCGGGATGCACTGTTTGACGGAGCCCAGACCGGAGACTACTGCGCCCACTTCTACTGGGATGCAGACGCACTGCCCTACGGTGGAGCTTCCGGGGCTTATCGGGGTGAGATCAAAATGGAGATGGTGGACGGGGTCAACGTGATGTTCGGGAACCCGAACATAGCCGATGCTCAGGCACAGCCCTATATCCTTTTGATCGGCCGGGACACGGTACAGAATCTCCGGGACGAGTACCTTGCCCGGCACCCGGGAGACGAGGCCGGGGCCAGTCAGATCCAGCCGGATGCAGAGTGGCGGGAGCAGGTGGCCAGCGGCGGAAAGGTGGAGCTCAGCGGCAGAGAGAACGCCAAGTGCATGTACATCTATCTCTATGAGAAAATCGTCACCGAGCAGGACATGAAGGATGTGGACGGGAACCCGGTTTTGGAACCTGTAACCTACAAGAACGGGGAGCCGGTCTACGAGAAGGGCGAGAACGGGAAGATCCTGCTGGATGTCAGCGGGCGGCCCATCCAGAAGATGAAGAAGGTCAGGGAGCAGGTGACATCGGTTCACATTACCAAGTGTACCCAGTCCCAGAGCATCTTTGAAGATGTGGACACCGGCCTTACCTACTATCCCATTGCCTGGGGCAACTGGGAGAAGCAGAAGAACTGCTACCACGGTAGAGCTCTGGTCACCGGGGTCATTCCGAACCAGATCTTTATCAACAGCATGTTCGCCATGGTCATGCGGCATCTCCAGCTGGAAGCCTTTCCCAAGACGGTCTACAATGCGGACCTGATCGGCCAGTGGTCCAATGAGATCGGCCAGAGTATTGCGGTCCGGGGCCTACAGCCCGGCCAGGCCATCAACCAAGTGGCGGCGAACCTGAGCCCAGCGGACATGTCCAACCAAATCATTGGTGTCATTAACCAGGTGGTCTCCTTCACCAAGGAGTGCCTTGGAGTCACAGATGTGCAGCTGGGTAACGTCAAGAGCGAGAACACCAGCGCCATTATGGTCATGCAGTCCAACGCAGAGGTCCCTCTGGAGAACATCCGGGCGGGCATGTATGAGTGGAGTGAGGAGATCGTGAAGATCCTCCTGGATATGATGGGTACCTACTATGGGGAGAGACCCATAGTCAGGAGCCGGGCCATGGAGACCGTGGCCACGGACATTTCCAGCGGTATGCCGGTCATGAACCAGTACACCGGGATGCTGAAGACCACCAGTGAGGAGCGGCGGGTCATGGAGCCCTATGACTTCTCCAGGCTCAAACGGCTGTTCCTGAATGTGCGGGTGGATGTGGGATCGGCTACGGCCTACAGCGAGATCGCCATGATGCAGACCCTGGACAACCTGCGGACCGCTCAGATGATCGATGTGATCGACTACCTGGAGCGTGTGCCGGACAAGCTGATCCCCAGGAAGCAAGAGCTTGTGGACAAGCTAAAGCGGGAGCAGTCTAAGCTGGACGGTATGCCCGCGGGGACAGCCCTTCCGGACAGCCGGACAGAGCAGCAGACGGACAGCGTCATGCAGCAGATCAACGCCAACGGGGCTTCTACCTCCCAGAAGAAGGGCAGCGGAAAATCCGGCGGACAGACCGTAGGCGGGAGCCTGGACCAGGACAAGGCGGTATCTCAGCTGCCATCCAATGTCCAGACCCAGTTCCAAAAGCTGCCTACCAGGGCCAAGAATGCGTTGGCTAAGAGCGTTTCTATGAAGATGAACAACTGAGATTTTGCGGCTTTTCTACATTGCCGCTTGATCGATAGGAGACGGTGGCCCACACCAGGACCTCCCATCCAAAACTTTCGCACCAAGAAAGGAGATAACAATGGAGGAAACTACAGCATTGTCCAACAGTTCGAGTTTCTCGAACAGTTCAGATGTGACCCTCGACACTGAGGGGACCATGGACCTCTTTGCCGGTTTTGACGATACGGCTCCGGTTACAGAGACAACCGGAGAAGCCGAAGAAGCGGCAGAGAGTTCAGGCGAAGAAAGTGAAGAGACCCAGGTACCTTTCTCCCAGGACACCACCCGGGATGAGGAACCGGCGGCGGAGACTGAGGCCACTCCCACCACAGAGCAGCAGCCACAGCCCGACGAGGCAGGGGACCTGACCTTCAACGCCAAAATCAACCATCAGGAGCAGAGCGTCACCCTGCGCCGGGACGAGCTGCCCACCATCTACCAGAAAGCCCAGAACATGGACCGGGCGGTCCAAAGAGCCAATGAGGCCAAGGAAGAGCTGGGGCGCTACAAGGCGATGGTGGACCAGGCAATGGGCCTGGCAAAGGTGATGAACTTCTCCGGGGAGACCCCAGAAGCGACCATAGAGGCTATGGTAAACGGCATTTCTGAGACTGCCAGAAACTCTCAGGTGAGTGCCATGGTGGAGGCGGGAACTGCCCAGGAAGTGGCGGAGTACATCGTAGACCAGAGAATGAAAGACGCTAGAGAAAGCGTGGCAGAGACCGAGGTACCAGCTTCATCCGCAGAAACTGAGACTGCGGAGCCGATGGCCCCGCCCACAACAGAGCAGTTTTCGGCAGACCTCCAGACCCTGTTCCAGAAGCGGCCTGAGCTGAGAAGCACCCAGACACCGTTTCCGGATCAGGTCCTGAAAGCCTACATGAACGGAGAGAACCTGACTGCGGCATATCTCGAGTATGAGGCAAGGCAGAATGCCCAGGAACTGGAGACGCTCAGAAAGCAAAACCAGGTATACCAGCAGAACGAGGCTGCGGCCCAGAAGGCCCCCATCAAAAAGGGGGTATCCGCAAGCGGCGGGACCCAGCAGCAGGAGGACCCCATGCTTGTGGGCTTTGACGACCCCTACTGGTAAACCAATTTAACGACAAACAAGGAGTGATATAACCTATGGCAATGAATCTTGCATCTAAGTTTTCCGACAAGGTAGACGAGCGATTCCAGCGGGAATCCTTCGCCACCGGTGTCACCGGCAACGCCTATGAGTTTGACGGTGTCCAGAGTGTCAACGTCTACAGCGTACCCACGGCCCCCATGAGCGACTACACCCGGCATCCTGAGACCGCCGGCGCTGACCGCTATGGTAAGGCTATTGACCTCCAGGCCAGCGTGCAGAAGCTGGAGGTAAACAAGGACCGGTCTTTCTCCTTCATCATTGACCGGGGCGACCTGATCCAGAGTCAGGCGGTCATGGAGGCAAACAAGGCCCTTTCCCGTCAGATCAACGAGGTGTGCATCCCCGAGTATGACACCTATGTATTTAAGACTCTGGCGTCTAAGGCCAGCGCCCTGGGCAACCTCTCTACCACCAAGGCCACCAAGAGCAATGCCTACGAGCTGTTCCTGGCTGCCCAGGAGTTTCTTGGGGATCACATGGCCCCCGATGAGGGCCGTGTGGCTGTGTGCTCCTACGCCTTCGCTAACCTCCTGAAGCAGGACCCGGCCTTTGTGCGCTATGGTGACAGCTCCCAGAAGATGCTGACCAAGGGCGTGATCGGTGAGGTGGACGGTGTCCAGATCAAGCGGGTACCCTCCTCCCGGCTGCCCAACGGCTGCAGCTGCCTGCTGACCCATCCCTATGCCAGCGTGGCACCTGAGCAGCTGAAGGACTACAAGATCCACGACAACCCTCCCGGCATCAGCGGCTACAAGGTGGAGGGCCGTCTGATCTACGACTGCTTTGTGCTGGACAACAAGGTCAACGGCATCTACTACATCGGCGGCAGCGGCGTACTCCGGACCCTGGAGGTACAGTCTGCGCCCAGTGTAACCGTGGGCAAGACCGTGATCACCGTTGCGCCTCAGGCGGAGAGCGGCAACACCTGGTACTACAAGACCGGCACCGAGCAGACCGCTGTGACCTACGGCACTGCTATCACTACCTCCGCTTGGACCAAGCTGGAGGCCAGCGGAACCGAGATCACCCCCACCTCTAGCCATACCATCGTGCAGGTAGTCGAGGTGGACTCCAATAGCAAGCCTGTGGGCCACGGTGTGACCCGGCTAAACATCGGCTGACCTAAGCGGAAACAATGCCCCTGCCAGCTAAGCTGACAGGGGCATATTGGGGATGGACGAGGGGACAGCCTCTTCCACCGCCAAGGCGGTCCCCCTTCCCCTGAGGACGGTTAGGCCCACGGCCAGGACGAGAGATATAGGAGGATGCTATGGCACATACATGGACGGATGAGGAACTGACGAAATTTTATGAGGGGGTCAATGTAGCCCTCAAGAAGCTGCTGCGGAAGATCAACGCAGTGGATGCCGACAAGGTCGGGACAGCGGAACTGCTGGAGCAGCTGAGCCTTCAGTCGGCAGAGGTGACAGTGACCGCCAGCGACAATGGCATTGAGACTACAGTTTCGGACTTGGCGGGGCGGCTGAGCTCTATCGAGCAGACCACAGACAGCATTACTCTGCGGGTGACCAATGCAGAAGCTTCAGCCAGCGAGGCCGCCGCTTCAGCGCAAAATGCTGAGTCTACAATTACTCAGACGGCCGAGAAGATCGAGCTGCGGGTACAGAGTGCGGAGACAGCCGCCAATGATGCGGCCACATCGGCCAGTAATGCCGAGAGTGCTGCGGGCAATGCGGCGGACTCTGCCAGTGATGCGGCTGCCTCGGCAAAGACTGCGGAGTCTGCCATCACCCAGATGGCAGACAAGATCGAGCTGCGGGTCCAGGGGGCGGAGAGCTCTGCAAGCAACGCCCAGACGGTCGCAGACAGCGCAAAGAGCACTGCGGACAGCGCAAAGAGCACCGCGGACAGTGCGGCAAGTTCGGCCAGTGAAGCCCTGCAGACAGCCGAAAGTGCTGTATCGACCATTACACAGCTGGCAGACAGCATTGCACTGTCCGTTAAAAACGGATCCCAAACGGCTACCATCACTCTGTCGGTAAACGGGGAGACCCAGACGGGCACCATCGACCTAAGCGGCCTTGTGACCTTCTCGGACCTGAGCACCGAAGGAAAGACCACTATTTGTGGCGGCAATATAGACACTACAAGCCTGTTTGCAAAGGATATAACCGTTTCCAGCGTTTCACTGGTGGGGTCAGGAAGAAACATTCCTACGTTTTCACTTTCTGGATCATACTCGAAATTAACGGTTTCATCGCAGACAGGGAGCTATGCAAACGGTGTAGGAATAGTAAACGTGACATGTGCAGATTCAAATGATTTGCACATCAAAACTGGCGGTGCTATCGTCCTGGAAGCTGGTGGATACCTCAATGGTGGGACTGGCTACTCTGATGTGGCAATTCTCGGACAAATTACGGAGGCAAGCTGGGCCGGGGAAACGATAGACGTCTCCCACGGTGGAACAGGCGCAACGACTGCGGCAACAGCCCGGACAAACCTGGGGGTCATCAGCGGTACCTGGACACCAACGCTCTACGGAGTCACAGTTTCGAGCTACAGCCGACGAAACGGTTGGTACCTCAAGGTTGGAAATACAGTGACTGTCGGCTTTGACCTGAATCTCAGTCTCTCCGCTGACAAAAGCTCAACGCAGCTAATCGTCAGCGGTCTTCCATACACCCCGTCCAGCAATGTATATGCTGGAGGTGGAGGGGAATGTTCTGGGTATTATGGGGAGGCAGACGTTCTGTTTCAAGGGTGGCGTATTGTCGGCGGGTCGAAGTATATCTACGGGAGAGGCTGCACCTGCAACAGCTCAGCCGGTTTCCGGTATTCCACCAATCTCTACTGTGGCGGTAAAAGCGGTATGCTGCTCAGTGGCACCATTACCTATAAGACTTCATCCTAAGGAGGTGAGAGCATGTTTTCAATTCAAGTGACGGTGGAGGGCACCAAATGCCAGGTGGTCCACAGTTCACTCCAGGTGACTTCCTCGGCAAAGAACGTCTTTGCTGTGAGCTTCACCTTCAGCAGCGAGTGGGACGGGCTCACCAAGGTGGCGGTGTTCCGGGCCGGAGGCTACAAAAAGGCCGTGATCTTCGAGACGGGGCAGACCTCCTGCAATATTCCAGCGGAGGTTTTACAGAGTCCCAGCCGGAGGCTGGAGATCGGCGTTCAGGGCTACAATGAAGAAAAGGACCTGGTGCTGCCCACCAACTGGGATACAGTCTGCGACCTGACCCGGGGGGCAGACTTCCGGACCGAGGACACGGAGATCGACCTGGAGGTGGGGCAGAGCCTCTACGAGCGTCTGCTCCAGGCCGTGGACGAGAAGGTAACCCTGGCGGTGAAGACTTCCACCGACCAGCTGACTCAGGACATGACCGAGAAGGTAGAGAATGCTACCGACCAACTGACCCAGGACATGACCGAGAAGGTAGAGGCGCATACGACGAGGCTGACCCAGGACATGACCGAGAAGGTAGAGGCGGCCACCGACCAACTGACCCAGGACATGACCGAGAAGGTAGAGAATGCTACCGACCAACTGACCCAGGGCATGACCGAGAAGGTAGAGAATGCTACCGACCAACTGACCCAGGGCATGACCGAGAAGGTAGAGGCGCATACGACGAGGCTGACTCAGGACATGACCGAGAAGGTAGAGGCGGCCACCGACCAACTGACCCAGGACATGACCGAGAAGGTAGAGAATGCTACCGACCAGCTGACCCAGGGCATGACCGAGAAGGTGGATACCTCCACGGACCGGCTACTCCAGGGTATGGACGAACGGGTCGGCAACGAGGTCACAAATGAGGTAACGAAGGCCATCATCCGGGGCGACCTGACCGGCCCTCAGGGGGAGAAGGGCGACAAGGGTGACACAGGGGACCAAGGCCCCAAGGGCGACAAGGGAGAGCCTGGGTACACCCCAGTCCGTGGCACTGACTACTGGACAGAGGCGGATAAAGCGGCTATCGAACAGGATGTGCTTAACACGCTGGAGACACCGGTCCAGGAAGCACTGAGTCAGGTGGCCACGGTAGAGGAAACCAGAGAGGCAGCCGAAAGGGCTAGGCGCACATCCGAAGAAGCCAGAGAGACCGCAGAAACAGAGAGAATCGAGGCTGAGAACTTGCGTATCACCGCTGAGGAGGCCCGGGTAGAGGCTGAGGAGGAACGCCAGAAGACCACTGAGTCCATGGAGCAAGCCACGAAAGAGGCCCAGAAAGTATCCTCTCAGGCCGCAGAAACAGCGGACCAAAACGCGGAAACGGCAAAAGCACTCCAGGAGGCCATCTCCGACATTGGACAGGAATCCACAGCACAGGATATCTACAGCAAGGTTATAGAAGCCGTCGAATATCTCAAGATGATTTCCGAGGAAGGGATGAGCAGCGGAGACCTCAACGGATTTAGCCTCACCATGTTGGACGATGGTGGAGTGCTGCTTGGCTACACCGACCCAGACACGGGAGAGGAGTACGTGCCGGTGACGATGGCAAGAGAGACAACAGCCCAAGATTTGGCCGATACCACAACGAATATGGCCGAGCTGCTTGAGCAGCTTGCGGAAAGGGAGGACAACGATGCCGGAATTTGATTTTATGAGGGACGCGACCTTACAAGCCGTAAATAAAAACCTGAAAGAGTGCAATCTCTACCTCAAGAGCATGGCAGAGGGACGCAAGTTTGACGTGGCAGACATTCAGACGGTCAAGGATATTTCCAAAGCAGGGCTGGCGAGAAAATATTTTTCCGAGGGCGATCAAATCGTGGTGGACTACACAGACGCAATCGGTAACACCTACGCAATGCCCTGGGATATGTGCCTGGGCAAAACTGCCACACTGGCAGACGGTACAGTGCGGGAGGGCATCTATCTCAAGAGCCACTATGCGACCGTTGAGTCCCATCCTTTCGATGCGTCCGAGACCGAGAAGGCCTCGGAGGAGACTGCAACGGAGGGGCTTTATTACTACGGCTATGATGGCTCCACATATACCCTGCTCAGTCTATCTGCTGGAGATGCGGTACCCTATGACGATTATACAGCCATCTACCACAATGCTATCAAGGACACGACTTGTAACATCGTGGTAGGTGGCTACAACCGCTACAGTCACTCTGCATATCACCAGTGGCTCAACAGTGGGGCAGACAAGGGCAGCTGGTGGACAGCGCAGCACATTGGCGACGTAGCACCCGGCACGCTTAATTCCACCCGCGGATTTTTGGCGGGTCTGCCGGAAGACTTTGTATCGGCGGCAGAGCCTATCCTGATCGGCAGCGCGCTCAATGCGGTCACGGAGCCGGATAAAACGCTGGGTACAGAGACAGTGGAGGCCAAATTTTTCCTGCCATCGCTGGAGCAGCACTACATTCAGCCGGGGGCATCTGGTGTTGAGGGTGAGTATTGGGACTATTACAAGACGCTGGCCGAAAGTGCGGGCCTTTCTGGGCGGTTCCAACCCCGTGGCACTTATCCGGAGCTTATCAATTACGCCTTAAACAATCAAACACAAGCGCAGAATGTGCGTCTGGGGAGTGCGAATCGCGAAAATTCGTCCTATGTCTGGTATGAGCACGCCAGCGGGAGCGTGTACAGCAACGGCGCGTGCAACTCCGTTCGCGCCTGCCCGGCTTGCTTCATCTAACCAATCATAATAATCGGAGGCCGCACACTTGCGGCCTCCCGAAGGAGGAACGAGCCTATGCCGAGAAACTACGCCACGGAGAAAACGTGGCCTTCCAAGTTTGGGGTCACCATAGCGGCGGAGCAACTGGCACACTACTCTGATCAAATTACAGATAACCAGAAGAATTTCCCACCCGGTCAAGGGACCGCACTTGTCAAGGCATTAAAGCAGTGGTCCCTGGAAATCTACATGTATTGTTACCGAGCAAACTACATCCGTGTGGATGGCCAGGCGGACTACATGGAGCGCAGGAGGTTTCAGGATATGGCAATCCAGCGTTGTGAGGATATGCTGCCGGTGCTCCAATTGGCTAAACGGCGGTACCATCTGAGCACCAAGCGGATGCTGTACTGGGGCCAAATGGTGATAGACGTGCGGGATAAGATCCGTGCGTGGCAAGCGTCAGATCGCAAGCGTTACGCCAAGCTGGTGTAGCGATGTGATAAACAGGATGTAGGCTATACGCAGAATGTGCGTCTGGGGAGTGCGAATCGCGGCAATTCGTCCTATGTCTGGTATGAGCACGCCAGCGGGAACGTGAACAACAACAACGCGTACAACTCCTTTCGCGCCTGCCCGGATTGCGCCTTACGCCAAGCACAATGCCTCCTGTCTAGCAGGGGGAGCGGCGGTATTGGAAGCAAGGAGCCGAGTTCCTGGCCCTGGAAACGGGGTGAACAATACTGTGTCGATGGGGCCGCCCTGCGGGGTAGACCGCTACAAACGGCACGGAAGGGGATGCGAATGCAAACAGAAGATGTGATAAGCCCTGAATCCCTGTATGAGTCTATGCTCAAGCGCAAAAAGGGCAAGCTCCACAAGAATCAAGCGGCGGACTTCTATCTCCGCGGAATTGAAGAAACCTTGAAGCTGGCAAAGGAATTAGAGGACGGTAGCTACCGATCGAGAAAGACACGGGAGGTAAAGATCACCCACCCGAAACCCAGAACAGCAGTCAGCACAGCCTTTAGGGATCGGGTATATCAGGGGAGCCTCAATGACAACGCAATTTATCCGCAAGTGTCCCGCTCATTTATCTATGACAATATGGCCTGCCAAAAGGACAAAGGCACCGATCTCGCAAGGGAAAGGTTCCAAGAATTTTTGCACCGGGCCTACCGGCTTTATGGCAGAGAATTCTACATTTTACAATGTGACATCCGCAAATATTATGACTCCATGCGGCATGATGTCGCTAAAGCTAGGCTTGCCAGGTCCGTGAGCGATGACGCTTATCGTAGAGCAGCTGCTGTGTTGGATGCTCAGCACAAGGGAGATGTTGGATATAATCCAGGCAGCCAAATGGTGCTGATTGATGGAATTGCAGTGCTGGATGGAATGGACCATTACATCAAGGAGGTTCTTCGGTGCAAGCTGTTCGTGCGCATTATGGATGATTTTGTGCTCGTCCACCCAAACTACGACTATTTATTCAAACGCAAAATCTCAAATCAAAACATATCTTCAGGCAATCGGCCTGGAACTACACCCCAGGAAAACAAAAATCATATCTGCAAAGGATAAAATCAAGTTCCTGGGATTTTACTTCGCTTTTACCAAAACAGGGGCGGTCCTTGTGGAAGTTGACCCCAAGAATGTAAAAGCGGAGCGGAAAAAGCTGTATCGGGTGGCTCGGCTTGTGGAATCCCAAGAAATGAGCCGCCAGAAAGCAGACGAAATGTACACAGCTTGGAAGGCCCATGCGAAGAAGGGGAACTCCTATCGGCTCCTGGAGCGCATGGATGCTTTCTACAAGCAATGCATGGAGGGAGATCAACATGGTTTACCGAAAACGTGAAATTCCAATTGAGACGCAAAAGCTAATTGAAAATCTCAGGGCAGAAAACCAGCAGCTCAAGGAACAGGTGCAGGAACAAGCGGATGCCTTGGTTGAGCTGGCAGAGCTACTGACAGAGGAGGCATAATTTATGGCAAAAATTTTTTATCGCAAGATCAAGGACTCTGAGGGCAGTTACACCATCGACATGGTGCCGTCCCGCTGGAAGGAGGCAGTCCAGGCGCTGCTGGATCAGGATACCACACTCTAAAGTACTCTAAAAATACTATAAAAAAGGGGGAAGGACCATGGAAACGATCATTGCGGCATTGGTCACCGGCGGTGTAACGCTGATCGGGGTACTGATCGCCAACGGGAAAAACCAGGCTGTCACAGACACCAAGATCCAGGAGCTGACCCGTGAAGTACGGGAGCACAACAACTTCGCCCGGCGTATGCCGGTGGTGGAGGAGCAGATCAAGGTCATGAACCATAGGATAAACGACTTGGAGGAGGTGCAGAAGCATGAGTAAGAAGTGGGCAAAAGCGGCTGGCATTCGGGCGCTAAAGACCGTAGCACAGACCTTTCTGGCTACGGTGGGTACCAGTGCACTGCTGACGGAGGTCAA